GTCTACTCCAGTATCTGGATGATCATGGTTTGATGATGTTCACCAAGTTCTTTTTGAGCATTCAGCGGGTCATTGTACGACTGATGACAGAAAAGCCTTTAGAGGTAATTAGCACTGTTGCGTTGAACAATTGGCTGTTTGACTTACCAATTTTGACTGATGCTGCAGCAATTGTTCGTGTAGGAAATAATCCGTTGAGTGCAGGTGCTTTGGGATACCCAGGAACACTGGATGACTTGGCAACTGTCAGTGCTATTTCTGGGTTGGTTAGGTAAGTAATAGTAGGGAGTTTTCCCTACTATTACTTTTCTTCAACGTCTTGGGCCTGCTGAGTTTCAATGAGGCTGGTTGGTTTTTGTCAGATCAGGAAAGAAAAGCCCCTGTAAACAAGGGCTTTTGTTTCGTCACCTGTATGGTGGGCGATGGTTTGAACCTGGCTGCTTCTTTGACTTTTTTTCAAAAAGCCAAGATCCGATGACAACATAAGCCAGTACTCCAACAGCCAGGAACGTCATGATAGTGCCTACGAATACCTGCACTACCATGATAGCCCCTGCGATCAGTACTACGACAAAAGCTATCGCCAGTGCCAACAGTACTGCAAGGGAGTTCTTGAAGAACTCCATCATACTGGTCAAGCGAACAAGCTGACTTTAGCGGGCGCTTGTTTAACTTCTGGCTTTGCAGCTTCCACCAAGGGTTCAGGTTCGTCAACCATCCAAGATGCTGGAATGGCAGGATCAGGTACTGCCTCTGCTTGTGGCAGTGCAGCTTCTTCTTCACGAACGACCGTGATACTTACTGGAGGAACACTAGGAAAGTCAGAAGACTGAACAGTAGCTTGAGTGACCTCCAGTTCGATTGCTTCTTCGTTTTCTTGACTGTAGACAGCGGCTTCCACTTCTGGGTCTAGAAAGACTTTTTGTGCAACAGGTCGAGGCTCCGCTGGCTGTACTGCGTTAACAAAGGATTGAGTTAGTTCTTCTGCGGAGCCGATGTCCACATAGATGGTCAAACCAGTGTCTTTACGGCCTGCGGTGAAGTCCAGATCAAAGCTGCGGCCAGCCAACGGAATGCCTTGCGAGGACAGGTACATTTTGAGCGCGAGTTCCACGTCACGCTGTTTCAGGGTGATTTGCATGATACTTGATCAGTAAAAGGTTAAAGGAATTGAATGAGTTGCTTGAACTCATTCGTGCGAAGTCCTGCATGGATTGCAGCGGTTGCGTCAGCCATGTGTTCTGCTTTTGCAGCGGCTTTAGGCCAACCGGCTTCAGGATGGGTTTGTCTGGCCCAGTTGATCATGGCTTCTTTGGTAGCTATTTTGGATCCTACAGAGGCCATCTTGACTTCTGTAGGTGTAACTTCAAAGAAGGGAATACCTGAAGCACGTAGTGCTCCAAGTACGCCTACACAAATACCATACGATGCCATGGCTCTCGATATGTTCAATAGGGTTCGCAAAACCCTACCAGTTCTCTTATGAACTTCTGCATGTTGCCATGCAGTCCAGACTATATCTTCACCTTCGGCATTATCCGGTAAGGTGTCAACCGTTTCGAGCATCATTAGCTTATGCTCTACTCCCTCTATAGGGATAGTCGTTACACGTTTTCAATAAGTATGTGGTAAGTTGTTGTCTAAGATAAATTTCTTACGGGCTTGGTAGGCTTCTTCTTCCGAATTCCCGTAATAAAGATGATGTACTTTTCCTTTGAACTGTAACTTAGCTACCCATGCTGCATTTGTTTTGCAGTAGATAACTCCAACGTAATTGGAAGTACTATTAGGTTTCTTCCAAGATTTGTTGGCAGCTTGAGTGTATTGGTCAGTCCACCGTAAATTACCTTCAACGTACCCTAAATCACAATCAATTCGATCTATTGAGTATTCTTTTAACTGCTTTCCCTCATTGGAGTAAGGAAAATCAGCTAGTTGACTGACATAAGCCAGAAACCCATGAAATGTATCAAATGATTGTGAGAAAGTAATACCGCGCTTACCATAACGAGTATATCTATCGTTATTTGGATTGCGACATCTATCCCGTAAGCTTGTCCACACAGAGTACAGAGGATGTTTGTCAGCCCTGTATTCTTGAACGTGACGGGTAAGTACCCCACCACATTGATTTGAACACGACTTTTGACGAACTCTTTTACTATTTGCGTAGTTAACAATAAACAGTTTTTGACACACGATACATTTAAGCTGGACCATACGATCCTTCTTGTTACCTCGCATGACTGGATCTACTTCTTGAATGAAGTTTCCATCAAACTCTGTTGGGTCTATTGGTTTAGATGTTTTTGGCATTATTTATTTCCATAGGATGATACACAAACAGTTTATCATAAACTCCTATGGAATACCTATTGAACTTCGCTCGGTATTGCCCAAATGGGGTTTCACCGAATTAGATTGATCTTGCCCTCTATATTTCTATAGAGGCTGCCTAATTATTAAGCAGACTGTGAGCCCATGGGAACTTCAACAAAGATGGCTTGTGCTTCTTTAGCGGCAGCAATGGCATAGTTGGCCAGTTGCTGTGCTGATGTCAGGTCCAGGCTGTTTTGCCTGACCTGCTTGCCTGTGGGCAAGACTGGGTTGATGACTATGAGTTCCTGAATCTTGACTTCACTTGTGTCGAGATTGAGTATGCCTTTGGCAATGCCCCAGTTTCTCAAGCTGGGGTCCATTCCAACGACCCGCAGTGTTTTGCCCATGTTTAGTGGGTATTACCTGCAGAGTCTTTGATTGGTGGTTCTTTAGAAGTAAAGTCAATTTCGGCTTCAAAAGGCAGTTCACCAATTTCTTCCAAAGCGACTTGTAGGCCCATGACAAATCCTTTAAGTGCATCTCCGGTCAAAACGAAAGGCTCTTCGCCTTCTTTACTCACCTCAGTACCTTCAGGTATTGATTGAAGGTGTTTGATCACTTGCACTTTGTTGTGGTGCCAGTGGTGTAAGGCTTTGACAAAACCGTCTAAAGTATCAATCATGATAACTTCCGCCTGCTGTTCCATATAGGACTCCTGGTAAATGGTTGGAGTAGGGGAAGGAACCCCTACTGTACACCGATCAGACAAACAAACTAGATGTTGGCTTCTTGTTTGCAGCAGATGCAGGAGTCGCTGGCAAGCCTACTGAGCCTGCGTTACCAGCAGAACCTTTGGCTTTGTTGCGGACTACGCCAGCGTTCTTGGTAATCCAGGTGTCAATGAAGGAAGCAGTCCCAGCTTGAGCACGAATCTCAGCTGTGGTCATGCGATCACGCTCACGGAAGAACTTCTCGATCTCATTCTCTTCGCGTGTTTCGCCTGTAGGCTCATAGACGCCTGTAGCATCGTTTTTCTTGGTTTTGTCAACAGTCTGACGAACCACTGCAGCAAGGACTTCTTTGCCGATCAGATCCATAATCATGTCCACTTTGGTGGGGATTTCGGCTTTGGCCTCTGGGTTGTACAGAGGGATGACCTTGGTTTCAGTGTCCAGGCTAGAGATTTCCTGCCCTACAGTCAGCAAACACAGGCTGTTGGCCAGAATGAAACCAGGCAAGTACTGCTTCTCACCGTTCTTGTCTTCATAGTAGTTTTTGCAGCCTTTGGCAGTTCCGCTGGTCATCCAGAAAGTCTGACGCAGTTCTTGGCCTGCTTCGCCTTTCAGGCTGACTACAAGACCTACTGCACCACCACTGGATTTGGTGGCATAGGCGTGCTGTACTTTGAACTTGTAAACGTTGGTGTCCAAGACACGGCTGCCACCTACGCTGTCACGTTCGTTGGCAATGGTGGCATCAGATTTAAGTGTGGAAAGAAGGCTCATGTGAGTTTCCTGTTAAGTGAATGAAAATTGAAAGGGGTGAATTGTATTGGCTTGAATCAGTTACGCATAGTATTCATGCAGCCGATTCAGTACCAATTCCATGTTGTTGTCTATGTAGGTTTCTTTGGTTTCCCAAAGTCCCAATGGACCACGTAGACGTTCGTTCACCGTGTCTTTGGTGAGCTTGGTCTGGAAGACATACTTGTAGCCAAGTGTTTCTTCTTCAGGAGTGATCGTCAAAAGATCTGAGCCGTAGTCTTTGAGGTCTTTGACTCGGACTTTCTTCGATGCAATCACGACAGTGAAGTAGCTTTCAATGCCGTTGTTTTTCAAACTGCCTTTGACAGGCACCTTGGTTTCCATGACCATCTCGGACTCGTTCATCGTGTCTGAGGTATGAGCAGTGAAAATAACGTTCTTCGTGGACTTGGCAACGTATTGCTGCATCAGTTCCTTGAAGTACTGACTGAACTGGCCCCAAGCCTGCATCGTGTTGGATGACTTCAGTACATAAACTGATTCGTACATGTCCAGCAGGTAAGTCAGACTGTCCACCACAATGGTGTGGACGCCTTCCATGGTTTCTGCTGCTTCAAAGGCTTCCATTACCTGCAAGGGATCAGTGATGGTGTACTGCTTGAACTTGGCTCGGAATGGCAATTTCTT